TGGATAAGCCTTTTCCGCTGACTTTATCAACCTTACCGCTTAAGTTTGTATCGAGGTTGTCGAGCTTGGTTTTGTAGGTCGAGGTAAAATCATTTGTCGACAGCCCCTTGCCGCTTACTTTATCAACCTTACCGCTTAAATTTGTATCCAAATTATCAAGCTTTGTCTTGTAAGCAGATGTGAAATCGTTGGTGGATAACCCTTTCCCGCTGACCTTGTCCACTTTGTTGTTGTTTAAAATTTTACCCTGTTTTGCGGACAACGCCTTGCCCGAATCTTCTGTTGTTAAATTGTCCGCGATTTGGGTTTTATTATCATCAACATACTTTTTGGTAGCAGGGTTATAATCTTCTGTCGGCGTAAAAGCGGTTGTGTTGGTCTTTGTTAAAACCTCTGTTTTATCCGCCTTTTTAGCAATTTCTGTGTCGATTTTATCCATATTGTCATTTTCATTTTCAATATTATAAAAATCATCCTGTTCCGGCTTCTTAAGATTTAAATTTGCCGTATATTCCATTATTAATTCCCTCCCAATGCACTCTCACGGAGCTGTGTATTTGTGTATTCCGACAGCTGCCCGTATGTATACGGTTTAAACATATTGTACTTGTTATACTTCAAGCTGCAATCAAGCAGCATATTGCAGGGCAACATTTTTCGTATAACTTTTGTCACCTCTCCCATCTGATTTTTTGCTTTTAACGAAACCTCTGCCTTTAATGTATATTTATCGGCGACAAGCTTTACGGACACCCTCTCTGAACCGCCGCAAAGCTGTTCCAGCTGTTTTGTAAGAGCTATCAGGGTATATGGTCTGTCACCCGTCATATATGACTTTATTCGGAAAATCCTATCTGCTTTTGTTTCTGTATCTTTTGGATGCAGATTAAGCATTTTCTCCCAGCGCTCTATTCCCAACTCATTCAGGTCATCAATAAATGTGTTTTCCAAAACGGAACGTCTACTGCGCTCCGCCTGTTCGATTTCGTATCCCGTTATATTCATTATTTGGCTGTATTCGCGTATTTCCCTTAAAAACTCGGGAAGGTAATTTATCAGCGTCACAGGAAGTCTCATTCTGTCACCTCCGTCAATGCTCCGAGCGAGACCACAGTATTCACCGCTGCTTCATAGTTGCTGTCTGCTCCGTTAATCTTAGCCGTTGCGTCCTTGATCCCCGAAACACCCAGCACCCGACTTTCTATATGGGATATACGCACAACTATACCGCCGCTCTCGGCTTCTTTCCATATTCGATTAAGCTCGGCTAAATACTCTTGAATAGCGGTCCTGACGTTTTGCTTTACATCCTCCCATTCATAATCGGTCTCATATACACATTTTAATGTGACCGCGATGGTGTCTGATGTCGCTCCTTCTACTGTAACGATATGCCCGATAGGAGCAAGCCCCACGCCTTCCCCTTGTTTATTCTTCGGGTCAAACGCCTCCTGCACTTCACTTACAAGCTCGGCCGACGGAACATCAAAGTCAGACGTAACTATCACAAGCTTAACCGTTCCCCCGCCGTTCCACGTCGGATAAACCCTCACGCCGCCAACGCCCTGTAAGTTTGTTGCCTTTTCAATATAATCCGCTTGATTACCGCCGAACGCCTGTGAAGTGATACTTGAAAAATATCGCGTTCTGAAGCTTTCGACATCCTCGTCATCTTCACCGTTTATAAGGATTTCCGTAATCTCGGCGTGCGTTAGTCCGTCAAGCCCGTCTGTGCTAATCGGAATCAATGCGCCTATATAATCGTTTCCGTTTCTTCCGGGTGATTCGCACATTAACCGATAATAATAAAAATCGTCTTTATGTTCTATCTCATCAGTAACTATATAATTAAGCGTTCCGCCCGAAAATCTTGTGTTATTCGGAATTGATATATTAAACTTTCCCTTAACAGTCGCATATGTTGCGGTTCTCGGTGACAGGCCGCGTTCCTGAGCACGTTTAATCAGGTAATACCGGCTTGCGGTATCAGCAAAGGCTTCATTCAGTACCCCCTCCAAATCGATGTAAAGCTGAGCTAATTCCATAGCGGCGGGGGCGAGGGCATTATACATAACAGAGCCTTCGCGTTTATCCAAATCGCTCGGAACCTTTTTGAGCAAATCCGACAAAATGTTATTATATGTCTTATCTTCAAACAATTAAATCACAACCTTATCCGTAATGTTTATTTTATTGTTATATACCGTATCAACCACAAAGCTGACCGCTATTGCGTTGCGTTCCGCCCGCGAAAAGTGAAATTCAGATACACTGACAATTCGTGCGTCCTGCATAAGCGCGTCTGTTATACGCTGTATGAGCTTTGGCATAACAAACTTTCGCGGCTGACCGTACAGCTCATCAAGCTCTATACCATAATTTCGGCTATAGATAGTCCAAGCATATCGTTCTGTGCGCAAAATACAATATATTGTCTGTTTGAGCGCTTCTGTTTCATCAATCGGCTTTCCCATCCGTCCGGCATCAAAATCAATACTGTATGTTTTATCCGCGCCAAAATCCTGTGCGGATATTTCAAATCCCTCGGGAGTTATACTGACATTCGGAATCACGAAACCACCCCCATAATTACGAATTTCTGTCCGCCTTGCATCCGCAGGAGAATAACTTTATCACCGCTTTTTAACACGTTGTCTATCTTGACCTTAACCGGATACTCGCCCTCTGTGTATGCTTCAATCGGTTTAAGATATGCCGGAACAATCAAACATTCCGCCGGCAGTGTTAATTTTGCGTCTATGAATACCGTAAGCGGTTCTATCGATTGTACTGTACCTATAACTGCCTTTGTCAGGTTCATTGAGTTTACCGTCTGAACGGCTATCCGTCTTATTGTTTCAATAAATTTTGCCATTGCACCTAAATTACTGCTCACTTTGTATGTCACCTCCGAGAAGTGTCAGGTCCATCGTATGCTTCCCCTCTGAAAATTTGTGCTTTACGCTTTCAACAAGCATAAAATTCTGTATAACCCTTTCGCCCACATCAAGCATAACGCAAACAGCGCATCCGCCTTTGATTTCAGGTGAACCGAAAGCGTTTGAAACAGTCAGGGTTTTCGATTCCTGACCGTATAATTTTGAAAGAAGCGTCGCCTTTTGCACCCCGTTCTCACCTTCTTCAATACTCTCACACATTTGAAGTACGCCCCAGCGGTTAATTTTCTCTTCGTTGTTTTGGATATAGATTTCCCTTGTGCCTGTATCATCGTTGTCATAATAGAGCTTGATTCGCGTATACACGTCATCATTAATTGATGTCGTATATTCAAAGCTTTCAGCCGTTTCCCTGTCGATTACCACATCATAAATCCAATCCTTCGGCTTCTTAATTGAAAGCCTTCCGAAATCATCAATCAAGACATACATATCACCTGTGTTATATAAAGTTAAATCAAACGCATTCTGAACTATGTCGAAAAGCGTTGCGTTATCCTCAACCCGAAGCGGTATTTTATAGCCCGTGTCAGGCATTTCGCCGCAGACCAAATTGTGGTCATCGGCTATCATTTTAATAAGTTCTGCCGCCGTTTTATTCCGGTAAACATAACAGTCCTTATTTTTAAAATATCTTAGTTGGTCATACGCGGTAACCTTAATTTCAGAACCCGTTCCGTTGATTTTCTCGAACACAAAGCCATAAAACACGCCTATGCCGTGCGACTTTAAAATGACCTGTGCACCTCTTGAAAAATCAAGTTCATTTGTCTTTAATACCGAAAATGTCAGCTTCCCCGGGGTACCGCGTCTGTATGTTTCAAGGCTGACCGTTCCCGGAACAGCCGGAAACATAATCTTTCCGTCATAATTAATGATATAGAGTTCAATATCGCCGCCGAGAGTGTTTCTTCCTATCATCGGGTTAGGTCTTGCTCCGCCCCTGCCGCCGCTTTCGCTCACAACTGTGCTTTGTGTGATTTTTGTGTCTTTAGAGCTGCCCGAAACATTAGAACCCGTCCAGGCTATATCGCCTTTGTATTTCTCATAATCCTTTTTGAAATATCCGGCTATATCCTTGTCGCTTCCGTTTCCGAAAAAGCAGTAAAAAACATACTCAGAGCCATAGACATTTCTCACGGTGGTCTGCCCCTGAACATAGTCGTTTCGGCTTTTGGCGTTTTTTATATCCATCGGGAATGTATCGTGTTCGGTCACATATCTCGGAAGAACACGCTTTCCCTCGACCAATACAAATTTAACCGCGTCTGTTGCTGTTTGAGTACAGCCTCGTGACCAGCTATTCTCACTGTACCAACCGTCATGAAGGCTTTTTAATATACTTGCTTCATCGGCACGCCTTCCGTAAGTAACTTCATTCAGGTTTGCCAGCTGTGAAGCCTCCTGACGGCAAGCCGTCACATCTTCACCGCCTTGTTCACCTGTTATCATTGTTGCTATGTCACGTATTGCCGAATCGGACAGATTATATCTCGGGAAGTCAGTACAGCTTGACCCTCCGCCGGTATCTTTTGTATAACGAAGCACATAATCCCAAGGATAGTTTGAATACCCCTTTATTGTTATTTCGTTTCCGGTTTGGTCGCCGCTTTTTCCGCCGGTGATTCCCCCGTTTTCATTTGAACCGGCATTAACTCTCCTACCTCCGTCCTCAATCACAAGGCTTGTGTGATGCTTGATATTTAAAAGCACATCGCCTTTTTTAAGCCCTGCGCCGGTGTTTAAATTTATTGATGATGTAACATCCGCAAACCCACACTTTAAAAACGCGGGTTTCATATCGTGGGTACTGTTTGCACCGGCTGTTCTTACTCCCACACCCGCATTTTGATATGCCGATATAACGAGCGAGGAACAGTCATAATCAGGCCCCCAGCGGCCTCCCTGGTCATATCCGTGCGAATCATCATTTGCTATGCTTATCGCCCACTCAACGGCTTTATTTATTTCGCCTGCCACTTATCTCACCTCATTTTGTACCCTTATTCTTATCCCACAGCAAAAGCCGCATTCCGGGGTATATCGCGTATTTATCTATTGTTGAACCAAGCGCTTTATTCACAAGCGAAAGAGTGTCGGAGTTAAGGACAGCACCGTCAAAATTCAACCATTTTTCAGGCTCACTTATAATAGCCTTATCACATAGGCTGTTTAGATGATTGCGTCCCCAATGGTCAGTTTTCGTACCGGCATATTTCGGGCACATTCCACCCGTTATCTTATCCACAGCCGCCATAAGATACGCCTGTGTCACAAGGCCTTTGTCAAGGTCGAGCCAAGTCGCTTGTCCCTCATCACCGTAAGCCCAAGTCCGCCAGTCGGATATTGCCCCCTTAGACTGAAGCGATACAAGATATGGCTGTGCCCAATGAAGTTCGGGGTCGCTCTCTTTAAGACCGTCGCGGTGACCGCCCAAAAATGCCTTGTCTATCAGCGCCGCCGCATTTGATTTAAGCGTCAGGCTGTCGCCCGTCCATTCCTCGGGATTTTGTATTATGTATGAAATATCGCCCTTGTTGTACTCGTCAAATGTTGCTTTGTTAAGCCTATAAACCTTATCTCTATACTCCTTCGCGTCGCTTTGGAACTCGCGAAGGCATATGCTTTGAAGCGTGTCGCCCTCGCGCGCAATTATAACACGCACAGGCTCTTTCACATCGGTTCTCGCAACGGTATAGCCCGTTCCGTCCGCGTTCGGGACAAGCACTTTTGTTCCGTATGCGCGATAATACTTAAACTTACATTTTATCGTTATATCCTGACCCTTTTCGGCTTCTTCGGTTTCTGTGTATTCTTCAAGCGTTACAGGCATTTGAATGTGCGAGAGCTCCTTGCTTCCGTCATACGCATATCGGTACAGTTCAAAATAAAAATAGCTTCCGCTTGTCATCAGGAATTCAAGAAGCTCTGTGTAATAGTCCGGCGTTCTGAATACCCCTGCTTCATAAAACGCAAAATCGTATTGTACAGCGGGAAGAAGCAAATCAAGCGAAACCTCGGTAAGTCCGGGCTTCTTTATTAGATTTACCTCTCCCTCGTCAATTAACGTAACCGTCTCATTCTTCCCTTTGATTGAAAGTTCAATCTTTTCGGGAGGCACGGGGAACGGCGTTCCCGCTATAAACAATTAATACATTTATGCGTGCACCCCCTCTGCCACAATCATTAAGGCTTCATTCGTCAGTTTTGACAGACTGTTCACCATACCGTCTAAGTCCATCTCGCTCGATATATGATTTACATTATTCATATCGACTTTTACCGTCGCGGTGGTGAACTGATTTATCGCCTCGCGCTCCGCAAGGCTTCGCAGAACAGACAAGTCAGCTCCGATGCCTGATACCTCATCTTTGAGCTTTGCCGTGTTTCCGGCTGTGTCGCTCATATCGGAGGCAATTCCCGTATCTTCAAGCGCATTGCTGAGCGCTTCCTGCTGTTTATCTCCTGTTCCCTCAAACATACCGCTGAACTTACTTGTAATTCCGTCTCCGATACTCGCACCCTTATTAAATGCTGCGCCGTATTCCACGCGGCTGAGTACTGTCGGAGCTTCACGCGAAAGAGTTATTGCGTTTTCATTCTTTCCCCATGCCAGAACCTTGCTCTGAAGTGAAGCAAGCCCCGATGTCCAGTCTGTTCCGAAAATAGCATCGATTATTTTTGTTACCACCTGTCCGAGAGACAAGAACCAGCCTATAATATTACCGATAAGGTTTTTAACCGCATCGCCGAAGCTGTTAAAGCCTCCGTTACATACATTCAAAACCCATTCGGTTATACCGATAAACGGGTAAACAAACTTCGCCCAAACAAACTGTATTATGCCGTTGATTAATCCGACTATCGTGTTCCATATAAACGCTCCTGCCGTGAATACCGCACCGAGAATTGCACCGAGCGTGCTTATAGATTCGCCTTGTGCTTTTTTTATCATTTTTATCACAGCAACAATCACGGCTATAAGAATGATTACCGCCGCAATTATCCACGTTATGGGGCAAGCCGCCAATGCCGCATTCAACCCGTCCTGAGCGGCTGTCATAGCAAATATCGCCACAGTCTCCGCCGCAGAACACGCCGCGTGCCACACCTTTGCCGCCGCGTTCTTCATTGTGATAAGCCAACCTTTTTCACCCGTGGCGTTTAAAACAACCCACGCCGCAATAATTCCCCAGAGCAAGGGTTCTATAGCTGACCAATTATTTATCATAAAACTGCCGATATTTTGAATCAGCTTAAACAGCGGCGAAAGCAGAGTTATAACATTACCTATTCTTTGCCCTGCCCCTGTTAAAACATTTTCCATCACCGCACCGAAGTTTTGTATTCCCGAAAGAATTGTTCCAAGCCCTGCTTTTGACAAAGCGCTGTTTATGCTGTCGATTACCGATATAATTCCGCGCTTTACAGCCGCCCGCATATTTTCGATAGAAGTTGCCCACGTCCCTCCGGCTTCCTTTGCCGCACCCGTTACGTTTAAAACTCCGTTCGTTCCCTCCGAGAATGCAGTTGATACTGTACTTATAAAGTTTTGCGCCGAAATTTCGCCCTTTGAAAGTGACTTTTGCACTTCCGCCTGTGACTTACCCGTTGCCTGTGCATAGATTCCCGCTGCGTTGATTCCCGCGTCCGTCAATCGGTTAAGCTGTTCCATCTCTACAGTACCCTTAGACAGCATTTTACCAAGCGCATCGGTAACATTTGCAAGCTGTTCGTTTGTACCGTTGCCGTAAAAGGCAACAGCATCACCCCATTTGGCAACCTGTGCGGCTGCCGTTCCTATGCTCATTCCTCTTGTTACAAAGTTCTGCGTTGCGGCGGCCGCGGTATCAAGGCCGTAAGCCGTCCCCTTCGTCGTATCTTTAAGCTGATTAAGTGCGGCTTTGGCGGTGTCGCTGCTTCCGGTCATAATCGTCATCTTTCGCTGAAAGTTTGTCATCGTGTCCATTCGCTCAATCGCGCCGCCGAATGAATCTGTAACAAGACCGATTACCTTTTGCACGGCCGAAAACCCCATAAGGCTTTTAAACAATGACCCTGCTGAAGTTTTGGCTTTTCCCATTGCGTTTGATGTGCCGTTGATTTTATTTTCAAGCCGAGAAAAACCCGATTCCGCCTCATCAAGTGCGGTTCGGGCGTTTTTTATGGCTGCCACGTCTATCGACTTCGATGACTTATTTTGCATAGTCTCGAATGAATTTATAACTATATCAAGAGCCGTGTGCATATTCCTGAGCGGTCCTGTCATACCATCGGTAATTTGTATAGATGATTGTATTGTTCCCATTGTCTCACCTCTTTCTGCCTTTGCGTTCCGCTTCTCTGCGTGCTTTTTCCTCTTCCTCTGTCCGAATGTCAATCGCGCCTATTATAAATGCGCGTTCTTCGGCCGTCATTTCGATGTACTCGGTCGGACGCATATGAAGCTTAAACAGGCAGTAGTAAGCGTAATTACTGTCGGGGTCTCCCCCGCGAATCAGTTTTTTGCTTCTTCCACCTTGTTGTCCATTGTTACATCAAAGCCGCAGATTTCCTGAACCTTCGACATGTACTCATAATATTCACCCGGTTCAAGCATAGTTTTAAGGCATTTTTCCGCGCCCTTTACACCGTACGAATCTTGTAATTCCGCATTATTGAGGTCGGGAAATACTGTACACCTTGCCGCAAGCGCACCGAGATATGCATTATAATCTATCTCGGGCTGATACATATTTTTCTTTCCCGGCACGGGAACTCTTCTTGTGCAGCTCTTGCGTACCTCCTCGTCCTGCGTTGCATTTATAGGGCATATTTCCCATTCAATCGGCTTGTTGTCCTCTCCTACAAAACGAGGGCTTGCCGCAAATTTCACATTTTCTTTTATAATTGCGTTTCCCTTTAAAAACGCCTTTAAGCTTTCTGCCATAACAGACTACCTCCGTATTTTAATATAATTTAAGGGGGCAAAAAGCCCCCGATTTATGCGCGCGCCTCGAATGTATCGGGGATATCAAAATCATCAAATGTGAAGCTGATATCCTCTTCTATATACTCGGCTTCCGCGTCAATCTTTGCAAGCACGATTTCGTCAAGCAAACAGTTTTTAAGTGTTACACACTGTGCATCAAGGCTTGACGTCTCATCATCGTTATATACTTCGATGTCCATAGTGAACATCTTACCCGTCTTTTTATAGGCCGCCACCTTTTGACGCATTGTGCTGTCGCAGTAATACATTTTGGCAGAGCCTTCGCCCTCCCAAGAGCCGATTTTATGCGCCTTTCCCGACCTTCCGAGTATTGGCAGGGCGGTCTTGTTAAGCTTTGCCTTTGCCTCAAGGCTGATAAGTCTCGCAAAGGCGAATCTTTCGTTGGTGTCATTATATGTGACCCAAACCATTCCCTGTGAACCGCTTATGACCTTATCGGGGGTCATATACTCAATTTTTTCATTTTCCATATGCTTATCCCTCCTTTAGCCGATATGAACCGTTGCATAAAGTTTGCCCATTGTCTCGGCAATCTGTATATACGCCGCAAGCGTAACCTCGCGCTTACTGTCGCCTATATCTACCTTAATGTCGCCCGAATCATATTCTTCAACCGCGCCGAGTTTTACATACTCATCAAGAATCTTAACGATATCATTACGGAGCGCATTTCTGCCAACAGGCGTATTATTGATTTTGCCATAGTATTTATCGGCAAAGATTCGCGCCGAATCACCTGCAAACTGGTCAATGACCCTAATTGTTTGATTGTTTGTAAACTCTTCTCCCACATCCTCTGTTACGGATATATATGCGTTAATATCATCAAGGACGCGTATCTCATTTCCCTGTCTGTGAAGTATCAGCTTGCCTGCCTTCAGGGCGGCCGCGAGCTGGGTTGAAGTATAGTCGGCGTTTACCGAATATTCACCGTCATACTTTGTATTCGCAAGGCTTCCGGCTAAGTTGCAGCCTGCTTCCTTGCCCGCAACCCAGTATACAAGCGAACTTTCCTTTGCTCCGTTATCCAAAACGCTGTTTTCGACCGAAATAACACCGTAATAGTCCGCTTCCTCATATTTATAAAGAACGCATTGGAACTTTACGCCCACATCATCGCGCATACGCTTTGTATATGCGGCGAAAAGCGCCTTTGTTGACTTTTCGGTTACATCGCTTGTCAAAACGTTAAACGAGTATGCTTCAAGCTTGTTAAGAAACGTCTGATAATCATTTCCCGATACCGTTCCGTTCTCACCGCCCGAAAGAGCCGTACCCGTTGTCGCAGCCAGCGATGCGGAACTTTTAAATGTAACCCACATATTAGCCTTTAAATCGCTTGCGGCCGCAACCGTCTGGCTGTCGTATTCAACACCGCCGACCTTGGTTTTAACTATGTATTTACCTGTCTCGTCAACGCTTGATTCAATTGATATCACTATATCGTTGCCTCTTGTGCCCGGATAATTCGCCGTTGCATATGTGTTTGCCGCCGCCTTTGCTCCCGTTCCGAGGCGGTATATCAAAGCGGTTTTCGCCCCCTTGAATACCTCACGCAAATTTTTCATACTTGCGTCTGTGTAATCATAGCCGAAAATCTCCGCTGAATTTTTAATAAAATCCGCCGCTTCAACCTCGATTATTTCTCCCGCTCTGCCCCAATTAAGCTCAAGCGGAACAGCTGTTATTCCGCGCTCTGCTATTGTGGGCGCAGACTTTCCGACAGAAACAAAATTTATATACATACCGGGCAAGGGCTTATTCATTGCCTTAAACGTACCTCCGCCAAGTGCCATTACAAAACCCTCCCTTTAAGATATTTGTTTATTACGTCCTCTGCCTGTGCTATTGTATACTCGGTATCGTTGTCAAGCAGCGCACTAAGTATGTCGCGGCGGTCTTCAAACCGCCTTGATTTCACAAGCTGAATCTTTGTAAATTTCTCTTCTGCATCGAATTTATCCGAAGCATTCTTTGTCTTTTCATCGCTCATTTTTAAGCTCTCCTTTCACACTCATACTCTCCATCGGATTATCAAGCTGCGGCTTTTGATATATCGAAAAATCATAGCGCACCATAAAATGAAGTACCCCGTCAACGATTTCAAAGCTCATATCTCTGCCGCGAAGCTTTCCCGCAAATCCGGTATCTATGATACGCAGAGCAAGCATTAATTTGTCTGAGACCGAATATATTTCGTCCCGTCTCTCGGTTTTTGGCATATACACCACATCAAACGGATAAATACGCCTTTCCCGAGTTCCCAGTTGCTGCTCGCAAGATGGCGAAACGGGATTAATAAAAAAACAGGGTTCTTCCATACCCTGCGGAATATTATTCTTATAGATTTTACATTCGCACACGGTGCGAAGCTTCTTGGCTATTCCGTTTATAACATCGTTAACCATCGTCAATCACCGTTAAACACCCTCTTTAATTCTTTTCTGATTCGCCTTTCTATGATTTTCGGTGCAACTTTTCTGAGTTCCTCCTCGGGCACGGTTATCATCTTCTTACCTTCAACCCAAGTCCGTTTGCCGTCCTTTCTTTCACGTGTTCTGTGGCCGAACTCTACATAATCGGCATATGACATCGAATTGGTTATCGTGATTTCAAAGCAATTTCCTTTTCTGACAACTGTCAGCTGCTTATTCTCTATATCCCACGAAGCAAGAAGCGCGCCCGTATCTATCGGTGTCCGTTCTTTTGCCATTTTTAAAAGCCGTGCTGCGATGTTTTTTGCAACATCTGTACATATGCGCTCTTTGTCAGCCTCTTCAAATTGGTAAAGCCGCTTTTTCAGCTCTTTAAGCTGTTTTATGTCACATTTTCCCCATTTAGCCATTATGCCCACCTCTTAAACAGCGCAAGCGAAACCTCTTGATGTGTGTCATACCTCGACGGCTCGCCCGACCTGCAATAATCACATCTCACGCCGTTTCGCACGACCGAGATTTTGCATCCGGCTGGAATATCAAGCTCGGGACGGCAAAACAGCTCAACCGTCTGTTCGACATTCGCCGCACCGTCACCGGAGGACGCACGCGAAGCCGTTAAATCGGTCTTATACGAAATTCTGCACGGCTCATTTTCGATAACAGCTTGCTCGCATTTATCGTCAAAAACATCATCTTTGATGTCAGTCATAACGCTTACCGTCATTAAATCCGTATATGTCGATTCAATTGTTCTTCTCACCGCGCCTACCACCGAAGCCGTCTGAAACATACCCATCTGTCCTTTCCGCTGTTTTCAAGCTTATCCGCAAGTCTGCCGAATCTTTGTGCGGCGGTATTTATACCGTCCTCAAAGGTCACGCTTATATCGCCCGCCGTGTATGATTTAACCGCCGCTTCATCGGCGTTTACACCCTCAAGCTCGCCCGTAAGCAATTTTCGGCGTATAAAAGCGCCGCAGACATTATCCGCAGCGCTGTTTATCAAGCCTTTCGGAACCCGTGAAACATTGCAGAAATTATTGATTTTTTCTTCCACATCATCACATAAAAGGTCAATCAAATCCATATCTCTCGCAGACAACGATATCCCGAATGTCCGCAAAAGCATTATTGCCCTTTCTTTCATAAAATCACCTTACATCTTTACGGTAGCTATAATCAAGCCTGCAGGGTCGGGCAGAACGGGCACGAACAATCCCGATGCCTTTGTCCATACTGCGACAGGGTCGGGCGTTGCCCACTGTGTAATGGTTATAAACTGGTCGGCGGACTTTTCGCTATACTGACCGTATTCGGCTTCTTCCGGAGTTACGCCCCAAAGTCCCGTTCCTACACCGCCGTTTATGCCGGTAGACATAAGCGAGAATCTATCACGCGGGAAGTAATATTCGGTTGCCTTTGCTCCGTTTGTCCTTTTATACTGATACATTTCGTCGTTTGTCGAAACCGTAATACCAAACATTTCGGTAAGTAAGTCATTTATCTTTGTAAGCGTGACAAACGTGCCTATTCCGTTTACGCCGTTTATAGCGGTCTGAATTCCCTTATTTTTGCGCATTAATGCAACAATCTTATTTGAAGTCACGGCGCGGTTTACGGTCTTTCCGAGGGCCTTTGCCGTATCAATCATATCCTGTATATCACCGAGGATGTCTGCCTCAGGTTCACTCCAATCAACGTTTTTGAAGTTGTTCTTCGGCACGTCATAGTCAAGTGCAAAATTTAAGTTATTTTCTTTAACAGTCATTTTACCCGTTGCGATGACTTCCATTTTTGCAACCTCGGTTCTGGTCTTGACCGATTCGGCAAGCCGACCCATATCGTCAAAAACATAGCCGATGAGCGCGTTTTCTTCAGATACACCCTTGTTTAAATACATCTGCACACGCTCTGACTGATTGATTTTCTCTTTAATCAAGAGCTTTTCAATTCTCACTCTTTCAAGCTCGGGTCTGTCACCTATCGCCGCTTCGGTATCGAATCCGTGAACCATTGCCATCGTCGGAAGCTGAAGCCCGTCCGACAGTCTCAAATACTCCGCCTCGAGATTCTGCGTTTTTTCATCAGGGAACAATGTATCGCCCATATAATTTCTCGTTACCGACAGATTTTGAGAAAAGTCCAGTCTGTCTCTGTCTGTGATTAACTGTAAAATATCCATAAGTTTAACTCCTCCTATTGTTTATTTCAGGCAATCTCTACCGGAACCGTAATATCGGTCTTGTTTCCAAGGCTGTCAGTTACGGTACAGGTAATCTGCGTCTTTCCTGCTTTAACCTTTGTCATTGTCACTTTTTTGCTTGCCAGCGCGGCTGTGGCAATTTCCGTATCGTTATCGCTTCCTATTGCCGTTATTTCAAGGCTTAGACCGTCGGCATTCTCCGCGATGTCGGATGCCTCAAACGCGGTTGTACCCGCCGTATACGCTTTTGCCTTTGTCATTGCTCTTGAAGCTACCGGCTCGTCATCGTCAAATATGATTCCTCTTGCCGCAAGCGCTGTCTTTGCCGCAGCAGCAGGCGCGGTATGCAGTCTGCTTCCGTAGATACGTCCGCCGACTATAAGGCTTGCCGCCCTCTCGCCGTGTGTTACGTCAACGTTTTCAAAAATAATGCCCTTTGCCTTTGCATCGTTGCGCGGGTAAATTGTTCCGCCTTTTACGGTCTTATAACCGCATTCATCGGCAGTAATACCCGTGTCATCGACCTGCACCGTTTTTAACACAAGACCCGTCTCGCTTGCGAGAAAATTAGGTCTCTTTTCTGTTGAATTTACTCTGATATAAGCCATTTTCTATTCCTCCTTATTATTTTGGCTGTTTGTCTGCGTCGCTCCGTGCCTTGAATTGTACCTCTGCGCATAGGACGCGCCAAGGCCCGAACCTCCGCCGTTGTTTTGCTGCGAGGTAAGACCGCCCAAAGGCTTAACGCCCTTAACGGGGTCATTTGGCTTATCCTCTTCAAACAGATACGCATTGTCTTTTTTAAGCGTTTTAAGCTGCTCATCAAGACCTAAAAGCTTTCCGTCTTTAAACGTAATGGTCTCGCGGTCAAGCAGGGCGCTTACCGCCTTTGTATTACGCGCCTTTGCCCCTGTGAGAGCGGTGTCTATTGCGTGCTCGAACTTAATTTTATTAAGCTGTTCATCGTATGTATCCTTCGCCCGCTTATTTTCCTCCTGCAAGTTCTTGATTTGCTGTTGAAGCCCCTCCGCATCAACCTTTTTTAAACCTTCAAGCTGTTTGTCACGCTCGACAAGTTGTGCATTTAAGTTCTTAACCTCTTCCGACTTAGCGTTAAAGTCTGCCCTTGCAACAAAATTTTTGCCTATCTCGTCAGATACTTTTTTATCAGTATCATCTGTATAGGCTTCGCCTAAAATTGTTTTAAGCCATTCTAACATTTTTACCTCCCATAACCGCTGTCCTTTTTAGTCCGGCAAGTCCCGGTAATGCGGTGCGCCTATGTTTTGTTCCGTGCGCTGCGGATAATTTTTATGTATAAAAAAAGCGCTTACGACTTAACGTAAACGCTTGATTTATTGAATTGTAACGCCTTACGGCTTAACTTTTATTGATTTTAAGAA